TCTTTCTCATCAATAATTGCACAAGAAAGTTGAGTGTTAATAAAGTCTGAATACGCAACAAATTTGGTGTACAGCTCCATTAAATCTTCGTCACCTAATTCAGTTATGTTGCTAGGTATAGTTGGCCTACTTAAATCAACCTCTAGGTCAACTATAAACCCTTGTTCTTTGAGTGTAGTTAAGGCGTTACTACTAACGGAATCTGCAATCAAACTACTTTTGCTCATCTTTATACCCCTTACATCCTTGACACAGCATCCTACCACCGTTGTTACAATCTGGAGGAGTTTTGGTTTTTACTGCTTCTACAATCATTTTAGCGGCGTCTAGTACGTGGTTAATTCCCCAAGAATCTTTTCTTATAACAAACTCTTTTACTTCTTGGTTAACTTTTGATTCATAAATGATTACCGCTTCTTGAGGAGTAACCTCGTGGTCAGATAACTCTAATAACTTTAAATACAATTGAACTTGAGAAATGTGAGCTTCAAATGGTGTTTCAATAGCTTTCCAAGCAGCAGCAAAATCAGAATCTGCTTTTACAAGCCCTGGTGAGTAGTACCTCATACTTCCAATACCAATAGACTTTACTTCCAGTAGAAGTGGCTCGCCAAAACCAACAAGCCATCCATCTGCGTGTCCTGTAATCATTAACTCTTCGTTATCTAAAGGTACTTCTCTGTATTTTTTAGGTCCTTCATGGTCAGCAGCAAACCCCCAATACGTTAACCCCGTATCTTTCATTTCCCAAAGACCGTACAAAGTTCCCATGTCTCTAAACACGTCTTGCCAAACTTCGTGGATACGATGACCTTCAGCAAAAATCATATGTTGATTTAAAGTTATAGGTCTTGGTGCAGGCTCATGTCCAAGCAAATGAAAGTACGAAGCTCTGTGACACCAAGTAGGGCTAACCATAGCGGAAGGGTGTAACAAATCACTTCTTCTACTTACGTCACGAGGTGTAGAAAGAACATGTCTTTCTACTTTTCCTAACACCCTGCTGTTTGCTTTACCTGCTTTTAGGAACTTATCCAAAGCAGTACTTTTCTCTGTTCTTAGAATCATCTCTCCTCCTAGAGGATGAACTTACCACAGACTACTTCTTTGTGCTATCTGCGATAACCCATTCTTTGAGCGTCATTCCTTTTTTCTCTATTTTTCTTTTTAACGCGTTACGCTCACGATGGCTTAGCCCTCCCCATATACCGTGGGGTTCGTCAACTCTATCCGCCTCAAGCAAACATTGAATTCTTACTGGGCATGGAGGTCTACCATCTTTGCCAAAACATACAGCTTTTGACCTGTCTGCTATTTCTTTATATAAATCTTTATCACGAGGGGGATACCAAAGTTCAGTATCCATACCACGGCACTTGGCGCTATGACGCCAATCGTCTTGGGGTTCTGCAGGCAAGAAGTATGCTCCTTATATAGGGCTACTCCTCTTCCGTGTGTTCTCGCTCTAAGTCTATCATGTTTAGCAGAGTATCCCGAATCTGCAAGAAATCGTCCTCTAGTAGTACTACGTAGTTTTCTTTGTTTAAACTGAAACCTAGTACAGGAGTTCTGCTGTCTAATATAGCCTCTGTAATAATCTTTTCAAGAACATCGGCTTTCATTGTAAAAGACTGTTTACCAGTCCATTTATGTTCTATTAAAAGGTCTTTAGACCTAACGTCGCCTTTACGTTGCCAAAAGGCCCCAGAGCCAGCATTTCTGCCACCGCCAACTTTTTTAGCTAATCTCTTTTCATGCTTTAGAGACTGTTTTTGGCCTTCACTCTTCATCAGGTTCAACAGTCGGGTCAGCACCTAAAGTGCCTTTGTTTTTAACAACGTCCAAAACTTCTCTTTCTAGCTCTTCTTTTAAATCTATTTCTTCTCTTAAAGAGGATAACAAAGCGTCTGCACCTTGCCATTGACGACCAGCGTATCTGTAGTACGCCCCAGCTCTTTTAATGATTTTGTATAAATAACCAATAGCAACAATTTCTTTGGCAAAATCATAATTACCTTTAGGAACTGCGCCACCATCAGCAAAATAGAAGTCTACAAAAGCTGATTGAGATGGTGGGGCGGACTTGTTCTTTTTTGTTTGAAATTTAATAGTTTGACCAATACGACGTTTTTCTTGACCAGTTCCCACTTCAACCCAGTCATCTCGTTTAACCTCTACACGTGTAAAGAAGAAGTAGTTCTTAGCCTCTCCTCCAGGAGTAGTGCGAGGGTCTCCGTAAGTAACCCCTATCTTCATACGGTATTGATTAATAATTAACCCGACAAAGGGGCGCTCTTCGTTAATCAAACTGCGACTACCAGCTTTTTCCATTTTTCTAAAAAACTTAGCCATTAACGACGCAGCACGGCCGACAGTAAACTCTTCAAGTTCTTTTTCGTCCTCAGCAGCAGGAACCAAAGCTGCCAACGAATCAATGACCACACAATCTATCTCCTTTGTCTCTACTAAATCTAAGACAGCAGTTAAAGCAACTTCCATTACGTTAGTTGTTAAAACGTGAACTCTAGACAGGTCTACTCCGCACATCTCTGCGTATTCAGGGACCCATTGTTCTGCTGCTACCCACACAGCAGTAAAGCTAGGGTCTTTCTTTTGATTAGCAGCAATAGTTTTAAGAGCTAACGCTGTTTTTCCATTACTGGCTTCACCAACAATTTCATGCCATTGATTTGTAGGCCAACCGCCACCTAAGATTACATCTAAAGCAAGTGAACCTGAAGTAATTCGTGTACTAGGAATTACATCAGACGCAACTACAATTGTGCCTTCTCCGTATTTTTTATTAATTAACGCCAATACTTTATTAAAACTCATTATTCAATCTTCCCAATGATAGTTGTTGGGTTAAAATTATTTGATGTGTCTATTTGTTTAGTTGGTTCAGCAGCACCGTTGCTAGGCAGCCGAACACCTGGAGTTCCAGTTCCTGATTGTTGTATTGGGTAACCGCACTCATAACATCTTGCTCTTGTATCAGGGCTTGATTTTCCGTAGTTTCCACTCCCACAATGTGGACATCTTGAACTGGTCATCGCGCTTTCTGGCAGACGATTTCCAGATGGGGTATGCGTTTGTGGAGCGGGTTGTACAACAGGAGGAGTGTTTTGAGGTATATACGGTGTACTTTGAGGAGTCGTAGTATTCGTTCCTAATTTTTTTGACCACCAATCGCTCATTTGTTATCCATTTCATCTATGTCTGTAAATGTACCAGATATGTCAATTAAACCCAACTCAGCAGCTGCTGCGTAACTAGATATTAACGCAGCAAACCCAATATTTTGATAGAACTGTGTTGTTTCAACAAGTCCAGTATCTACCTCGTCTTCTGGCATACCGTGTTTTATCATGTCAGACTTTTGAACTTCAGCAATAGCTTTTGCGTTTAACTCTGCCATAACGCTTAAAAAAGGAAGTATAGGAATAACAAAACCCATCCTGTTAACGCTATCTTCTTCTTCTTTTTCTTTACCTTCACTACTAATTGGGTTTAAATTAAATACTTTACCCCCAAATTTATTTGGCTCTTCAATACCCATGTCGTATAAGTACCATCTAGCTAATGTAGATAAAGGAACTGAATCTCTAGTTACTACCCAGTCAGGTTCTTTGTTTTCGGAAAATCTGTTAAAAAATGGAAACTTCATTTAGCATCTCCCCATCTTTTAGCTACAGTGATATCAGCAATCAATGGAACTTTTAACACATGAATACCCTCCATGGCCTCTCTTAGTTTAGAAACTGTTTCGTCTACTAAGTTATCTGGAGTTGTTACAACCAGTTCGTCGTGGACGGTAAGCGTAATCTTAGCCTGTTTTGGTAACATTGTATGAGCCCGCACCATGGCTATTTTAATAATATCTGCGGCGCTTCCTTGTATTCTAGTATTAAACGCTTGACGTTCTGCTCCAGCTCTAACGCCTGGGTCCTTAGAAAATATCTCTGGCAAATACCTACGTCGACCGGTTATGGTGGTCACATAAGGAGGCCTGCCTTGTCTAGTAGCCCCTAAAACTTTAGACCTGTAACTTGCTACAGTCTTAAATCTCTCAGAAAACTTATTAAGCAAATCTCGTGCTGCTGCTACAGAACAACCTATAGACTTAGCAATCTTGTCAGGACCTACTCCATAAGCCATAGAAAGAACTAGGACTTTACCTGCTTTTCTGTCCACTCCCATAGTGTCGCCAACTGTTGTATAGATGTCTCCACCTTCTAGATAGTTTTTCATCATAATTGGGTCTTCACTAAACGAAGCAATTACTCTAGGTTCAATCTGAGAATAATCGGCTACTACTAGAGAGTGCCCTTCTGGAGCAACAAACAGGTTTCTGATGGCTTTTCCATTTGGTGTGTGAGGGGCTGGAACGTTTTGTAAATTTGGGTTTCTACTAGAAAAACGGCCTGTCTCTGCTCCGTGTTGGATAAAATCACAATGAAGCTTTCCGTTTATTAAAAGACTATCTTTATGTTCTATCTTAGATTTTCCTGAAACCGTACGAACTACATCGCCACCTAAGTATGGGGTTACGTACGTAGTCAAAAGCTTGTTTAAATCAGAGTACTCAAGTAACGCGGTTACTAATGCGTCTTTGTCTCTGTATGGCTCTAAAGCCTCAGCAGATACCGAGTAATGCTCTATTAATAGCTCTTTGCCTGCTTTAGCTGCATCTTCTCCCTTTGGAGTTAAAACTTTAGGTTTTAGACCTCGACCACCTTCGTCCTTAGGTCCATACAAAATGTGTTGTTTTTCTTGATTAGAGTTAATATTAAATTCACGAGATGCGGCTTTCCAAATAGAAGCCTTAGTTTGGTCTAAATCTGCTTCTAAAGATGCGTGTAAAGAAGACAGCGCTTCTACGTCAATTACAGCACCTGTAAGCTTCATATCACAAAGAACTCTAAGAACATCCATTTCTAGAGAAAACACCTTAGTTAAATCAGCAGCCTCTAGTCGTGGTTGTAGTGTTTTCCAAAGTAAAAATGTGTACTTAGCGTCTAAATAAGCGTACTTAGCAACCTCTTCAAAAGAGTACTTTTCTACCTCTTTTCCTACACCTTTGACCATCTCATAGTTGAACTCACGCTTTAAACAATCATCCAATCCGCATTTATTCTTATTACGGTTGTCTACAATAAAGGAGGCAACCATCGTATCAAAGTAAGCTGGTTCTGGTATACGACCTTTGTAATACTTAGCAATAGAAGTTAAATCAAAAATTAAATTGTGACCTATAGTCAATTTACTACCGTCAAACAACAAGGGCTCTAAAGCAGAAAACACTTCGTTAGGAAACAGTTGGTCTGGCGCTGGTCCAAATATTTTAGTGGCCTTCTTACTATCTCTTGAATAGTCGCTAAGCCGTAGCGCCAAACCCTCCTGTTTCCTAATCTCTCCTTGTCCCGTGAGAGGAAATACTTCTTCTATAAACTCTCCGTTTGGATGTCCCATAGGAATTACATCACAACGACCATGCGTTGCAAAAGTAATCCAAAGAACTTCGTTTACTGGAGTTAGACCTCTTTGTGGTCCCACAGTTTCCACGTCAAAAGCAAAAGCGTCTTGAGTTAGATAGTGACTAACCATTTCTGATAAAGCTTCTGTAGTGGTAATAATGTTCATATTGTGGGTTCCTTTTTTAATAGCAGGATAGAGCACGTCCTACCCTGCTATTAAGTGTTAAAGTGATTTAGTTTTTAGATAAGTGAATTAGCAATTTCGTCCAACTCTTCCCAAGTTGGTTTACGAATTGCATCAGCGGTGTATGGTTGTGTGTTTTCAACGACCGCAGCAGCAGTCTCTGGATTAATTTTCCAGTCTTCTTCCAAGTCACGCTCTTTAATAGGGGTGATGGTGTAAACAGTTGCAGCCATCTTTCCTGTGCGAGAAATAGCCCAGTAACCCTTTGTAAGAGGTCCTTGAGGTGAGAAGTGAGCAGCATGTAGAGCCTGATACAAACGAGAACCTGCAATTAACATTTGACGCTGAGGTCCTTCTTCAGCACTAAAATTAACAACAGAAAACGCTCTCTTGTTTTCTGGCTTACTCCCAAGCTTTACACACAATGGGTCGTTTGCTCCAAGAGAAACGTATGAACGCTTTCCTGAAGTCTTTTGATTAAGGAAGTGTTGCTTATAGATAGCAAACGGACCTTCTTGGTCCAAGAATTTGAAAACTTGAAATTCGTTTTCAATTAAACGGGTCTCTACAGGAAAATCTCCCATAGCAGTAGTTAGTTTTTCAGCAGCATCCCATCCTGATAAAACAACATCATCAGAAGCGGACTTGGTAGTTGATTGAGCAGGACGCTCATCGATTGATTCTTCGGCCACATACGCATTGGCATCTGGGGCAGTTTGTTGAATAGCCATTTGGCATTTCTCCTTAGTTAGTTTCGGTTGTGCGGATTTCATTCCACACCTCGGTTATCTTGTCTGCAAGATTCCGGTGCGTAGATAATTCTACTCTATCCGCGTGTAGCAGTCCAGCCGAGGCAAATATTTTTACCACGGCATCCACCATCGCTTTACTGTATAGCCTTCTACCAACGTAGGTTTTTCCATTTTTACCCACAGTATCTGGCATTCGGTAAGGTGATTGTGGAAACTTACCTTGTTCCATCCATTTACGCAAGGTTTTAGGTGAGCGGTTTATGGCTTTAGCTAAAGACCCTAATGTATATAGTTTTACTTTTTGTCCGTTTATGAACTTTTCAAAGTACTCGTCTTCCCAAGGCACAACTTCTACCGTAGGTTTTTCTGGGACGGGTTTACGACGTTTGCGTTTGCTTCCCGGATAAAAAGCGTCTAATTCGCTAAAAGTCTCTTCAATAAAGTCATTAGGCAATTTACTTCTCCAAAATTAAAGCCCAAGTAACCTTCTCTGGAAACATTGAATCAATGTCAGAGTCGGTCAATAGTCCTTCATAGTATGCAGCCATAATTGCGTCTTCATCTAAAACTTCTACAGTTTTAACACAACGTTCTTTTAAAGATTTAGTTGTTAGAACAGTATCTGCAGTTTCTTCATTAAAAACTTTAGAAGCACGACGTTGTTTAACAATAGACTTAGTTCCTGTTGTTTCTTCATTAATTGGAAAAACAATATGGCCTTTGTCTGTAGGCTCTCCGTAGTTTTCTGCAACAGCAAAGATACGACCTTTAATGTCGTCTTTTCTTTTGTTTAGGGAGTCTATTTGGTCTTTAAGAGCTACGTACTGACGTACTTCACCTTTTACGATTTCTAACTGCTCATCAAGTAGAGCATCTACACTATTGTCTGGCATTTGTACCTCCTATTAGGTTGGTACAAACTTAATCAGGTAGTTACTCCTTGTCAACCCCAGATACGTAATTATTCAAAGCTTCAATAATGACGCTGGTGACTGTGACCTCTTCTAGGGCAGCTTTCTTCTGGACAGCTGTCCACAGCTCGTCAGATACGCGGATAGTACGCGTTGGAGTTTTAGGTGCATTTGGCATTAAACTATTTTAACAGGTATAAAACCCTATTTTCCGCCCCAACCGCTGCCTTTAAATATTAAACCAGGAGCTGAGTATATTTTAGACATTAAAGTGTGACATCTAGGGCATCTCATTTGAGCGTCCTCGTGAATGGAGTACTCCCCAGTGCCGTAGGCTTCACAGGACTCACAAC